GGCGCTACGCGCCTGGGGACCCCCCTCCCCCTAGCCCTAATAATATACAAATCTACCTATATAGGGGGAGAGTATATATCCTATAGACGCGCGCGCGAGGCTCTTGCATTTCTCGATTGTGAGAGATAAGCCCGTCTATTCCTAAACCCAAGAAGGAAGCATAATGCCTGATTCTGTATTGACCCCCCGTCTCGAAAGTTCAAATTCTGAGGCGGCGGCTGTCGCGAAGACAGATAACCGAGTGGATCTCAAAGACCTCCACGAAAAGATCTCCTCGATCGAATTTTGGACACCTACTTCTGCGCCGGCGATGACCGTCGCTGCAGTGACCCTCGACAACGGGTTCACCGTTACCGGTCAGTCCGCCGCGGCGGATATCAAAAACTTTGATGTTTACCTGGGTCGTAAGTTTGCTGTGGAAGACGCTGTTCGAAAGATCTGGGCGCACGAAGGCTACTTGCTCCGTGAGAAAATGTCGAAGGAGGCTAAATAGATGGTTCCTTCTGTTGGTCGCATCGTTCATTTTGACTCGCCAGATAGCGAGCAGCGTGGGCACACCCAAGACCCCGTACCTGCAATGATTACTCGGGTTGTCGACGAGCACACTGTGGATCTATTGGTTTTCCGTAATATGACAACACCACTCGGACTTTCGGAAGTGGTGTTTTCAGATGATCCAAGTGCTGGTATGCGCTGGTTCTGGCCCCCACGAGTGTGAGGGCTGGACTTAGCTAAGGACACCCAAGATGAAACTCACATTCTGGAGAAAAGACATGTCAAACTCCTTCGTGAATATTGCACGACAGATGGACGACTTGATCGGTAAGATCACCGATAAAGACGCCGAAACAAAGAAACACGCAGACCTTGCCGTTCAAGCACATGCTGAGCGTTTGGACCTTGAAGCAGAACTGGGCGAAGTCCAGAAACAGCTTGCAGACGCGCCTAACGTTATCGTCGCATTTTTGAAAGCACTGACAGTTCTACCGCCATTGGTTCTCGAAGCAGACGCAGTCAACGATGCTGAAATCGCTGCTGCCGAGGCAGAAGCCCAAGCCGCTGCAGATGCAGCCGCGGAAGCTGAAGCCGCCGCCAACGAACCAACTGAGCCAGTTGTCGAAGAAGAGCCTGTCGATGGTTCCCTCCTTCAGCCGGGCATCCCGGCAGATGCGGCAGCTGACCCAGTAGCGGCAGCAGCTGCACTATCTCTTTCGGGCACGACACCAGTCGACGCTCCGGCAGAAGCACCAGTGGCAACGACCCCAACACCTGAACCTGCAGTGGTTGAACAGCCAGTAGCTGTAACCGAACCTGTAGCTGGGGACCTGGGTCTTCCTGGTTCAGATACTTTGGCCCTTCCTGGGTCTGAAACAATTGGAACCTCGGCTCCGGCGGTGACTGAGCCCGCTCCGGAACAGCCTACAGAGAGCCCTGAAAGCTCTACGGCAGCCGAGCCGGCACCGGTGCTTGACACAGGACCTATCGTAGACGATACGTCTGCGCCTGCGTCAGACGAGGTACCCTCGGTGACTGAGCCAGAAGAGGCTCCGGAACAGCCAGGTGTAGGTCCAGAAGCCGACCCTGCAGAGACAGAGGCAGCGGCTCCTGTAGTGACCGAGCCTGACGCACCAACCGCGGACACGTCGGAAGCTGAACCGGCTACGGAAGGTACACCTGAAGCTGAAGCTGCAGAGCCTGAAGGGGAACTCGATCCAGTGACTGGCTTGCCAAAACCTCAGCTGTAAAGTGAGGACGTCAACTTAGGGAAGAGCCGCTCGAAAGGGCGGCTTTTTCTGTTAAGGGGGTTGTAATTCGTAATAACGATTAATACACGGCTAATAGCAACCTAAGAGGTAATCTCCCTATGGGCCGTCTCGATATCTTTAAAATGGCTGAAATGAAACCAGAGGCTCCACCAGAACTGGAAGCTGAGCTGGTACAAGAATCTTCCTTGGATCCCCAAGAACCAGCCAAGGAAGAGGGGCGCTATACCAAGGAAGAGATCAAGGCTGCTTTGCCAGCACAACTTCGATCAAAAGTTACTGATTCGTTAATGGCGAAGCTAAACTCGATTTCTGCAGATCCAGATATCTGTGATGAGATCCGGGATAATTTCCTCGGCTTCAACAACGTCATGAAAGAGGGCAAGTTCAAGCTCGAGGACTATTTGAACGCTTGCTCGTACGCTACTTTCAAGATGATGGGCTATACAAACCAACAAGCCTGGGGTCTGACTTTCCCGGACAAACTGGCCCGTATGCGATCTGAGAACCGGGATGACTCATACATCTCGGCATTCGTCCATAGCTATTCGAAGGGTAAGCTAGTCAATACGATCATCGAGCAGGCTCTGATTCCGTCTTTCGTTCTCAATGTGGATCTACACCAGAAAGCTTTGAATGTCTGTTCTGGTATCATGATGAACGAAGACACATCACCCAAAGTGCGTGTCGATGCCGCTAAGGCGATTCTGGATGCAACCCGGGCACCTGAGAAGAGCCATGTTCAGCTGGACGTCAATGTCAAAGACAACTCAGGGATCGACGAGCTTAAAGGCATTATGCAGGAAGTGGCCGATAATCAGATTAAACAGATCGAAGGCGGTAAGACGACCAAAGAAGTCGCTCACCAGAAAATCTTCACCAAGGAAGAGCCGGCATGATTGAAGTTGTAGATATTGAAGACGTCGAGGAATCCAAAAAGACTGTCGACGATTGGCTCGACGAAGTTGACTACACTGAGCTAAACCAAGGGAATTATGTGCCTTCGGGCTTTGCTCTGAAGTTCATGAACCTGATTAAGCTCATCAACGGAGCTGAAGGGGAGTCACACAGTACTCCCGTGGTTCACCTCAAGATGCTTGATAAAGTGGTCTCCCCGAAACACCGCATCGCCAACTTGTGTCACCGTGGTATAGCGAAGACGACTCTCTTTTTTGAGTACCTTAATTTTTACGTAGCCATCTTCCGTGAGCTCCCGAACTTCGGTGAGCTCGATTCTATGATCTATGTTTCCGACAGCATGGACAACGGGGTAAAATCGGCGCGCAAAAACATCGAGTTCAGGTATCATAATTCGGACTTCCTTCAGGAGTATCTGCCAGAGGCGAAGTTCACTGATAACTACATCGAATACGTAAACAAGCAGGGAAAGCGCTTTGGCATCAAAATGTTCGGTGCCAAAACAGGCATCCGCGGAACCAAGATTTTCGGTAAACGACCTAAGCTTGCCGTGCTGGACGACTTGGTTTCGGATGATGACGCACGTTCAAAAGCTGCCATGGAAGCTATTAACGACACCGTCTACAAGGGCATCGACTATGCCCTCGACCCGACCCGTCGTAAGATCATCTTCAACGGAACTCCCTTTAACAAGAAAGACATCCTCTACCAGGCTGTCGAATCAGGAGCCTGGGACGTAAACGTCTGGCCGGTCTGTGAGAAGTTTCCCTGCACAAGAGAAGAGTTCGCTGGTTCCTGGGAAGATCGCTTTGCCTATGACTATGTCGTTGAGCAGTACAATGACTCGGTCAAAGCCGGTAAAGTAAGCGCCTTCCTGCAAGAGCTTATGCTCCGGATTAGCTCCGAAGATGAAAGGCTCGTACAAGACAGCGAGATCCGTTGGTACGATCGAGAAGGTCTCCTCAAGAAGCGAGGCGCTTTTAACTTCTTTATCACGACTGACTTTGCTACGACCGATCGCCAAGCATCAGACAACAGCGTGATCTCGGTTTGGGCGTACAACTCTAATCGTGATTGGTTCTGGGTAGATGGGATCTGTGCCCGTCAGAAGATGCCGGACAATATCAACGATCTCTTTAGGCTGGTCTCAAAATACAAGCCCCAAAGCGTAGGCGTAGAAATCTCCGGCCAACAAAGTGCTTTTATCGATTGGCTCCAAGAGCAGCAGCTGCAGCGTAACGTATGGTTCAACTTCGCCATGCAGAAGAACCGTCCAGGCATTAAGCCAGTGGCGAACAAACTGCAGCGCTTTAATCTCGTGGTTCCATTCTTCAGCCAGGGTAAGATCTATTTTCCTGCCCAGCTGAAAGACCAGCCAATCATGCGGCAATTCGTATCTGAGATTTCTCTGGCAACTCGTACAGGCTTGAAGGGACAAGACGATTGCATCGATACAATCTCGATGTTGGCAGAGATTGGTGCATGGGCTCCGAGCGAAGAAGCACCGGAAGTTCAGACCGACGAGATCTATGACGATGACCTCCAGGAAGAAGCCTCTGCCATTGACTCATACGTCGTATAGCATCTATTGGGATAATTCTGCTTTACGAGGTTATTATGAGCCAGTTGCTGACAAGTGAGCTTATTCGACGTCTGGCTCTCGGTGAGCTTTCAAACCTGAAGATGGCTTCCGCCGGCGATGGTACCATTCTGGCGGCTGATCTGCCTAAAGTGCTATTGCAGATTAATAACGCACTTACCGAGCTGTTTACAAGATTCACACTCTCAGAGCGTGAAATCGTCATCAATACCCAAACGACGATCGTCCAGTACTACCTGCGCTACGAATTCGCTCAGAGTAACTTGGCGTCCACACAGCCGGTCCTGTACCTTGATGATTCGGGCTTGGTGAACTGGGACGGCCGTATCGTGAAGATCACCAAAGTGTTTGATGGCTTTGGGCGTGAGCACTACCTCAACAAAGAGAACGAGCCCTTGTCGCTCTTCACGCCGCAGTATGATTGCCTGCAAATCACTGCGAACCACCAGACCGCAAACTTCTATGTCATCTTCCAAGCTCTGCACCCAATTGTAGACTACGACACATCGACAGACCCAGATACCGACACCGTAATCGAAGATCTCCCGCCGAGCTTAGAGAAAGCCCTTGAGCTTCTCGCTGCCTCCAAAATCTATGGCAATATGAACGGCGAAGCGAACCTGACCAAATCGGCCATGCTCCATCAGATGTATGAAGCCAAGCTTGCAGAGGTCGGTTTTACAGATTC